ACGATTTTCTTCCCCCAGAAAAGGATCCATTTGGCAAGAGCCCACATGAATCCGGTGCAAAGCTGGACCAAGGTAAGGCCACGATACGCCGCGGGCTTCTGGAGTATTTCCCCAGAGCCTGTCTGGAGATAGCCAAAGTATCCGCTTTCGGTGCCTCCAAGTACGCCTGGGGAGGCTGGGTAGAGGTTCCGGACGGCATCAACCGTTATGGAGATGCGGGTATTCGTCACATCTGCCGTGCAGCCATAGAGGGGGAAATAGACCCTGACAGCGGGTTGGCTCACAAAGCCCACGAAGCCTGGAATGCTCTAGCTGTTCTGGAAAAGTTTCTCCAAGAACAAGAAGAAAAAACCCCAGAAAAGCTTTCGACGGCCCGATAACTTCCCCAACCCCCTACCTGACTTAGGCACCAATTCATGTCCAGCTATACCAACGTCACCGGGATACCCCTCTCACTGGCCGTCTATTTGGCAACGGATCATTACGATCATGACCCAGAAACCATATCTGCAACCGCCCTTATTAAACCGGTAAAACAAGTCATTCTGGCTTCGCGTGTGCCTGCACATCAACGCACCACAGACGTTCTTCAGCTAGTCAAATCCCGCATGGGTACCAGCATTCACAGTGGTATTGAATTGGCTTGGGCAGGTGGGCACTACAAGCAAGCCATGAGAAAACTGGGTTATCCCGAAGCTGTAATCGACAAGGTAGTCATCAACCCAGATCCCGATAACCTACCCGTTGGGGCAATCCCAGTTTACATGGAGAAGCGGGAAAGGCGGTCGATCGGTGGTCGAGTAGTTTCAGGCAAGTATGATTTCATTGCTGAAGGGCGCCTGGAAGACTTCAAGACCACTTCAACCTATGTCTGGGTCAAAGGTACTCGAGACACATCACATCAGCTCCAGGGCAGTATTTACCGCTGGCTGAATCCAAAAATTATTACTGAATCTTACATGGTAATTCAGTACCTGTTTTCCGACTGGAAACAGGGTATGACCAAATCTCCAGGCTATCCCCAACGACCAGTAGAACCTTACCGTATTCCTCTACTGTCTCTGGATGATACCGAAGACTACATCTTGGCCAAGCTGCAGCTATTGGACCGGCTCAAAAATGCTCCGGAAGATTCCATGCCTACCTGCTCAGAAGCAGATTTGTGGCGTGATGCGCCTGTTTGGAAATACTACAAAGACCCTGCCAAGACAACCCGCAGCACCAAGAACTATGACAACAAGGAAGAGGCCAACCTTCGTGCAGCTCAGGAAGGTGGCATCGTTCTGGAGAAGCCTGGCGAAGTCCGCGCTTGTAATTACTGCGCTGCCTTACCTGTTTGTCAACAGGCCAAAGGCTACGTTGAAGATGGTTCCCTGATCCTTGCTCGATAAGGAGTTGATATGAAGTCTGTGGATCAAATGGATTTCCATCCTGTTTCTGAACAACTGGTGGAGATTCTCTGTAATCGTACCCAAAACACCAACCCACTGTTTTTTCGTGTGCTGGTTGCCTACTACTTTTCCGTAGTAGCTTCCATGATGCGCTGTCAGATCAATACGCTGGACCGCGGTAAACTGCCCGTGAATATGTACGCCATCAATTTGATGACTTCAGGGACGGGAAAAGGACACTCCACCAATATTCTAGAAGAGCATGTTATAAACCAGTTCATTACACGGTTTAAGGAAGAGACCTTCCCTATCAAGGCTGCCGAGAATATTCCGAAGTTGGCCTATGACCGTGCTTCCAGAAATAGTCTGGATCCCGATCTTGTCCTCGAACGTACCGAAAAGGAGTTCGAAAACCTTGGGCCTTACGAGGTGAGCTTCAGTTCGGCCACTGAATCCGCCATCAAGCAATTGCGTCACAAGCTCCTGATGGCTACCACAGGCGCTCTCAGTCTTCAGATTGACGAGATCGGTTCTAACCTTACCGGCGAGACAGAAGCTCTCAATGCGTTTCTTGAGCTGTTTGACGTAGGCAAGATCAAGAATAGCCTGCGCAAGAATACCAGCGACAACAAACGCATGGAAGCTATTGACGGACGTACCCCTACCAACATGATGCTGTTCGGTACTCCGGCCAAACTTCTCAATGGAAGCAAGGTAGAGGAAGAATTCTACTCAATGCTCGATACCGGGTATGCCTTACCCCCAGGAGATTCTGGCACAACGTACAGACAAGACCACAGATAAATTTATAACCGACTTGTCCCAACGGCTGAGCCTTTTGGCTGATCCAGTAAACGTAGGTTGCGAACTGACTACTTCCGAAGACGTAGCATTGCTCTTCATTGAGTATCAGCTTGATTGTGAGAAACTCGCCGAGCAGCTTCCCGAACACGAGGAAATGCGTAAAGCAGAAATCTCCCACCGCTATTTCAAGGCCCTTAAACTAGCCGGTGCTTACGCTTTTATTGACGGATGCCCGGAAATTACAGAGGAGCACGCTTACTACGCAATCAAACTGGCTGAGGAGTCCGGTGTAGCCTTCCAGGAATTGCTTACCAGGGATCGCCCATATGTCAAGTTGGCTAAGTACATATCCTCTGTAGGTCGTCCCGTAACCCAGGCTGACCTGGTAGAAGACCTACCGTTCTACAAAGGCTCTACAAGCCAGAAATCAGACATGATGCAACTGGCTATTGCCTACGGGTATCAGAATAATATCCTCATTAAAAAAGCATTCAACGAGGGTATTGAGTTTTTGCGTGGAGAAACTCTGAAACCTACTGATCTTGAAAAATTGTATCTGAGCTATTCTAACGACATATCCCAAAACTATCAAAATGATGTCGGGCCATTTGATCAGCTGCATAAACTGACTCAGACACAAGGGCTGCACTGGATTAACCACCACACGCGGGATGGACATCGCCAAGAAGACAGTATTGAGCCTGGTTTCAACTTCATAGTTATCGACGTGGACGGTGGTACACGCCTGGATGTAGCACAAAAACTCTTGGCCGATTATAAGGCCATGTTTTACACCACCAAACGACATACCAATCAAGACCACCGTTTCCGCATCCTGATGCCCACCAACTATGAGTTGAAACTTGACGGGAAGGACTACAAGGAATTCATGAGCAACCTATTTACCTGGTTGCCCTTTGATGTAGATACCCAGACAGGCCAACGCTCTAGGAAATGGTTGTCTAACAATGGACAGTTTTACTATCAGGATGGTGAGTTATTGGACGTACTGCCATTCATTCCTAAAACAGCCAAGAACGAAAGCTGGCGTCGTCTGATTTCAGATCAACACCAGCTGGATAATCTGGAACGTTGGTTTGTAAACAATACTGGAGATGGCAATCGCAACAACCAGTTGTTGCGATATGCCCTGATTCTTGTAGACGCAGGGTTCGACTATGAACCTATCCGACAAAAGGTTAACAGCCTTAACGAAAAACTCCCGGATCCATTGTCAGAAACTGAACTCTTGGGGACTGTCATGGTAACAGCGAGTAAGGCATTGGCCAAACATCAACCATAAACATTATGGGTACCCCCAAAAGGAAATTCCATGCTTACCGGCAACAAGAATATTGTCCTGATTATGGGTAAGCCTAGTACCGGCAAATCCACGTCCCTAAGGAATCTCAAAAACCAAGGAAAAATGGTTTATTTGAATACCGATCTTAAAGAGCTACCTTTTGCAGGACGCTTCCTTAAATCGGTAGAAATCGCTGATGCGATGGACATCCTGGGCTATATCGAACAGATCGAACAGGCTCCACAAGTGGAGGGAGCTGTGCTAGATACGTTAACGTTTCTTATGTCGATGTACGAACGTCAGTACGTTGTCAACGCGGTCAATGGCCAACAAGCCTGGGGAGCCTACGGTAATTTTTATCGTGACTTCATCCATGCCATTAAAGCGGGTAACAAGGACTACGCCATCCTGGCTCATGAGGAAAGTCTCCTCAATGAGCAATCCATGCAAATGGAATCTAAGGTTCCTGTAAAGGGTTCCGTAGGTAAGACTGGCGTAGAAGCCGACTTCACTACGATCCTTTCCACTAAGCAATTGCCCATCACAAAATTGGAGGGAATTGAAAATGATCTTCTCCATATTACTGATGAAGAGCGCGAAGATGGTTTCAAATACGTCTTCTGCACTCGCATTACCAAAGACACCATCGGGGAGAAAATGCGCTCGGCAATAGGTCTTTGGAAGCGGAATGAACTCTATATCGACAACGACCTCGATCAGGTATTTACCCGATTGAAAGAGTATTACCGCTGATCCCCGTTTCACTAAACCCACCCCAGCTATACAAGAAGGAAGGCTCTTATGACCGCAATCAATAATGCTATCAGTAACCTCAAAACTGATACCACCATCCAGGACGAAAAAGATGTCCTGAGTTCCGGTGGCCCTCTGGATTCTGACCTCTACAAAGGTAAGATCGAACTGGCCTATCTGGAGCAATCCAGTGGTGGCGCCTTGGCCCTTAATCTGCGCCTCAAGACCGATACCGGGCGTGAACTGCGTCAACAGTTGTGGATGACCTCAGGCAGCGCCAAAGGCGGCAAGAACTATTACGAGCGCAACGGAGAAAAGGAGTTTGTGTTGTAGCTGCCACTGCTGAATCCAAGGTGGTCAAGCTCTACTCTGCCGAAGTCAAGAAAGAGGTGCCTACTCAGGTACCCGTCCTGACGGAACTCCTTGGACAGGAGATCTACGCTGGTGTTATCAAACAGAAGGTGGACAAAAACGCCAAAGGTGATGACGGACAGTATCATGCAACCGGTGAAGTACGCGAAGAGAACGAAATTGACAAATTCTTCCGTGCCAAGGACCGCATGACTACCGCGGAAATCCGTGCTGGCGCCACGGAACCTACTTTCTTCGAGGCCTGGAAACAGAAATGGGTAGGCCAGGTACGCGATCGCTCTACTGGTGCGGCCAGTGGTTCCGGCAAAGTAGGCGTATCACCGGGAGCTGCTAAAAACAGCAAGCCCACGCAAAGTCTCTTTGCCTGATAGTGCTCGAACCGGCCTGAGGTATGGACTACCAGCCTCAGGCTACTCTATCTCTGTAACTAGGTAACTAAACCATGTTTGATACCACCAAAAAAGCTCCGGCAATCAGTCGGGAATACATCAATCAACTGCTCGATTCATGCGAAATCATTATTGAGCAGCCGGAAGGTACGACATCTACTTTCGCTCATCTGTACCTTCCGGGAGGTTTTTACCTTACCTCGGGATTCAGTGCCTGTGTTTCACCAGAAAACTTCGACGCTGAATTGGGAGCCCGAATGGCGGTAACCAAAGGTTTGAAACAAGGCGAGGATGAGCTGTGGAGGTTGGAAGGCTACCGTCTATTCGTTTCTATGCAGATGCCAACACCGGAAGCTGCATGACTATACTCCGTGCTGTCGGGTTTGATCCCTCCTTACGGCACTGGGGTATTTCTCAGGGGGAATACAACCTTCTGACCTCAACCCTTACGCTCCAGGCAGTAGATGTCATAGAACCCAAGCTGCCTACCCATAAGTCAGTAAGGGTAAACAGCAAAGACCTAGAAGCAGCCAGGCAATTAGCCCATGCTGTATTCGAAGTAGCCAGCGAGGCTCAGGTTATCTTCGTGGAGGTTCCGCACGGGAGCCAATCCGCAAGGGCCATGGCTGGCTATGGCATCTGCCTGGGGATCCTGGGAGCCCTGAGAACCCAAGGGAAGCAGTTCTACGAGCTTACAGAAGCTGAAGTAAAGCTGGCTACTGTAGGTAGACACGCTTCCTCCAAAAAGGACATGATCGACTGGATTACGTCCCGACATCCTGAAGTGCTATGGAGCCCTCATGCCCGTATCGAGCACCAAGCGGACGCCACTGCGGCTATCTATGCTGGCGTTCAACACCCCCAATTTCTGCAAACTTTGCAGTTACAATTCAACCTCTAAGGTACCTACCATGCAAATTACACTTTCCCAAGAAGAAATCGAAGTAGCGGTTCATGACTACATCCGCCGTATGGGCATCAGTTGCCCCGTAGGAGAGATGTCCTTTCAACGATCGCTGAATCCAACCACCATCTGGGCACAGATCGTGGTAACCACGGATGCTATCACCCCAGTTGCGTACCCAAACGTCTGTTCTGATGCTATTCCAGACAAGGACGACACACACTCTTGCTTTGGTATAGGGGCTGAGGATCCGGTCGGAGGTATTACAGTCTACCCTATACCTGCCAATGTAACCCATGCGGCTACTTTCACTTCAGGGGATAGCAACCCACCTGACGTTGAAGCGGAATCTAAATTGGATGCCGCGGACGCTAATTCAGAAGAAGACCGCCCTGAACCTGTTGTAGCTGTGAAGCACAGCCTTTTTGGTTGAGGTAAACCATGAAACTTAAGGGGTTTCTTGCAGGCTTCCTGGCTGTAGTTGGCGGTATCATCGTGGTTATTCTCGGTGGTGCGCTGATTATCTTTATGACGCTACTCCAGTGGGCTATAGTACCCGTGCTATGGGTACTGGGAATTAGCGCATTGCTGTACGGATTTATCACCGAGAAATCTAGCGACTCTCCCAAGCCTTGAAGCCCTTTATCTCAGCCCTCTCCTCCGTGAGAGGGCTGCAGTGAGGGGCTTTAATCTGGTAGAGCGGAAATAAGTAGTTGCATGGTAATCGGCTCATCCAATGTCTCAAAGTATTTCAAGGCACCTGAGTCGAGTGGGTTACCTAAACGATGCCAGAATCCGGATTCCGTAACAAAAGGTAATGCCGGGAAGAGGTTAGCCAGGACTGCCATTGCCATGGTTTTTCCTGGATTATCCTGCATGACCTGGAATAGTACCGCCTGTATTCGCAAATAATACTTCGTAAAGAAGATGGCACCCATATCATTAGCTTTTTGCATGTAAGGGTGTGTAGGCGAATCATAGTGAATAAACGCCTTCACCGCGAACTGCTGCGCCTCATCGAGAGACATTGGATTTTCGGCGCGCGTAGTCATGTGTTGTATGACCGCATAACGCGCCACGAAATCACTAAGCGCAGTGCTTTGATGTAGAAACTTGTAGAGTTTTGTATCGTGAGTCATCGCCACGAATTTTCCAAGTTGTTGTACCTTATCGGGTAGGCGCGTATACTGCTCCCCCACCTTTTTAGCCAACTTACTTTGGAAAGAGAAAGGGTCATCTTCTTGAGATACATCCTCTACGATGGCTTGCAACATTCCTGCCTCAACCATACCTCTAACTGGATTTTTAAGAAGAGCATCTTCAAGCTCAATAATACGCTGTTGAGTACGCGCCCGCTCTTGTGGCGACAGCAATCCAGTTTTCAAATCCAGCTCCAATCTCCTTAATTCAGGAGCATCCCGCTGATACGCCAATACACCCAGCAAACCCACCGACATATATTTAACAATATCCTTAGCAGGCACGCCCATCAAAAACAACAAAGACATATTTGAAAGTTGGTTATCCCAAAGGGTAACAAAGTTCTTGATAACCACATTATCTTTGGTAAATTGCACCAGGGTTTCCCAGATCTCCTCTACCTTTTTCATACGCAACTTGGCTTTCATCAAACGCACTTCATCTTCAAAAGTGCCTTCTGTAAGGCTGCGACCATCCCAGGCAAAAATCACAACTAAGGTTTTAATCAGTAGATCCCTAGCCGCGTCTTGGAAATCATTACCTGTTTCAGTACCACGTTTGTCTACCATGTCGGCAAACATGATTTTTCGGTAACCAAAGGTAAGTAACAGAATGTCATTACGCACCATCATTGCATTACCGCCCCAAACAGAACGTATTTCTCTTTTTGCGCTGTCAGGCAGTCTCCTGTAAATTTCTCTCAGCTTGGGATCTGAACTAAATTCACTGACTTCTACATAGGATTCGCTGTTAACACCTATGTCAGCTTTGTACTGTTCATGCAAGGCCTTGATGATTTTACTATTCAACGCCGGTGTAGACGCTTTATCGAATGTTGAAGCGGACATTGCCCCTATAACTTCATCGACATCGTTCATGCGCTCGAGCAAAGTGTTCTTGGTACTTTCATTCATCAAATAGCGGTGATTTACAATCTCCCCTTTGCCGTTGAACACAGGCGTCATAAAAACAGCGCCTATCTTGCGTGGATCGAAAGTAGCAGCTCTGTAACCACTAGCTATTTGCAAATGCTTATTTTGTACATCGCGTGTTGTCTTGTAATTGACGTGGTGAATACCGTCAAATCTATACGAAGTCAAACCGCTATGAGTTGCTGTACCTCTGTGTTGTGTGCCGGTAAAAGACATTGCTGTAGTTACCAAGGGAGTTAAACCAAGCCCTTCAATAGCGTACAGATACTGCTGTTCCTGGTCAGGATCAGCCATATCTTTCTTCAGCTTAGACACTTGGGTATACCCTGCGTGTTCTAGAGCCCGCATTTCTGTTTCAGTGACCACTTTAAGGTCAATGTGGGGATTGGTGAGGTCTCGCGTATAGCCTTTGGCAAATTGCTCAGGACTATCCGCAAACAACTGCTCTTCAGCCTCTGCTTTCAGATTTTCATGCAGCTTGAGCAAGAACAGGAATCCATTACCATCTGAGCGGGAAGTCTCCCGATCAATTACCCGCAAAGCGTTCACCCGCGTTTCTGAAGGCATGTACTCCATGGCGTAGAGTGAGGTGAGTTGATCCACAATAGTCTGGATTTCACTTACCCTTTTGCCAGTAGGTATTGGCTTATTTTGTCCAAACAGACGTGCAATGGAATAAGCATTGCGGGCTTGTCCTGCAAGCCTGGTTTCTCCAAGCATCATCTGGTAGGCCAAACCTCTGGCCTGAGTTACATAAAAATCGAACTCTTGCTCGGATTGCAACTGTTGCTCCAGTTTCTGAATAGCAGCAGCTCGTGTCTTCGGATTCCTGAGCATCTCGATAATTTCTTGTTCTGTATGCGGTCCCAACAGAGCAACCATGTCACCGCGTACTACAGCGTGTGTCATGGCAGCAGATTCTGCCTTAGACATCTTCAAGAAATTATCCAGAACAGCCTGTTTGTGGGTATTGGTTATGTTCTTGCGTTCTTGTTCCCGCGTCTTGGCAAGCTGCAGGAGTTTATAAAAATCCACAGTATCACCTTGGGCACCGCGGATTTCATTCAACAACTCGCTGGGAAAACCTAATTGTTGGTTGGGCTTGTTCTTGTTTCTAAGCGTCTGCAAACCAACGACCAGCTTGTCTACATTACGCCCGCCGACAGCTCTCGCCAGAGTTCCGGCCAAACGTACAGGAGCATACCCGCTACCAGTAACACTGGGAAGGGCTCCTATCGCTTGCAACTTGTTATGGGCTTTATCCGACATATTGCGCATAAAGCCATTCAAGGCATTGGTAGCTGTGTTTCCTTGCTTTGCCAACCGAATCTTGCGCTTGGTTTCAAGGCGAGCCAGATTCCTTACAAGGGCTACCAGTCGCTGATCACCATACTGATCCGAAGACGTTCGGGACATTCTCTGAGCAAGCTCACGCATGGCCTTGTCCCACAGTGTAACCAGCTTCTGCCACAGAGTTGCGTTGCTAGGAGCCTGAATAGCCTTGGAGGTTACCTGCATCAAGGCGCGTTGTAGCGGGGCATAGGCAATGCCCATAGCTGCAAAGCGACTCAGGAAGTCAGATGTATTATCCGCATTACGCTCGAGGGTGAAGATGAATTCATGAATGGCTTTGGCTTCATTGATTTCTTCATCAGTCGCCTGATTCCAGTCACCGGCAAAGAACGCTTCCGGGCCAATCTGGTCTTTCGCATCCCGAAACAGACGGCGCAACTCTTCACGAGTTACCTGGGAATTCTTCAATGCCTCTCGAGTAGTAACCTCTACCGATTCCAGTACGAATTTTTCTTGGCTATTCAAGAGTATCCTGCCGCTCGCTTTGGAAGCAAAGGGCATGGAGTTATCCATAACCGAGTTGAACAGGGTATCAATCCCCGTGGTAGTTACTGCCTGTCGAACAAAACCCGGCACTACACCAGCAGGGCCATAGACTGCCCGTACAACCTGTGCCAGGGCGTTCCGCAAGTTGCGGTCATGGGCAGGGTCAGTAACACGCTGCGAACCCATAGCCAGAGCGTCATAAACCTGTTCTACAGACATTTCCTGGAGACCCTGATTCGGGGCTGTCATAGGTAAATGTACTGTTCCTACTTCTGTGGACGCTGCTTTTGTTGCTTTGGCGCTTTCCGCGGATGATCTGGCTACTAGCCTAAATACATCACGCAAGGCGCTTTGGTGGTCGCTACCCAAGCCCAAAGCTTTCAGGAACAGATCCACCAAATTATCGAACACGCTTTTCTTGTTCGTAATCGACGGAACCCGTTGCAATAATTGCTGTATCGCTGGAGAAGAACTACCCCAAGCCAGTAGCTCATAGCGATTCTTCAGCGCATGAGTAATTTCACCTGATTCCTCTGAGGTTAAGTTTTCCTGATTATTGGTTACCCAATCTTGTACATGCTGAAGCAGCATCTCTGCTTGCATGGCTGTGTCTTGCTTATGGTAGAGCTTCTTATCTATGCCTCGGGCAACGTCTGCAAGTTTCTCACCCAATTTCAGGGCAGGCACAGTTACCGCATGGACCAGTTCATGGATCAATGCGATTGCAGGACCGAAGCTGCCCTTCCAGGCTAAAGCTCTTTCTGGCCACAGGTATACACCCACTACCTGCCCACTTTCTACTACAGCTTTTGCCATGCTGGTTTTATCGCCCTGAATTTCGTCAGGAGCTGTTTCATCTGCTAGATGTACCGCCAGGTTCTGTACCAGGGGGTGTCTTGCCAATGCACCAGCCAGCGGCCTCAAGGAGGCCGGTACATGCCGTGCAGTAGCTGCTATCAAACGTTTGGCTGTACCAGCGTTCTTGGATACATGGTTCCAATCAGATACTGACATTTCCTGCGTAGCAACTACTGGCTGCACAGAGGCGTCTTTTTTAGTTGATGCACTTGATACTTGACCCTGCCGTTCTGTCAGTATCCTTACTGGTTCAACCCTTGCACTTACAGGTTTTGCCCCCGGAGTAATACCTTCCTGCTC